GTCTTCCCTACCAAGTTCAAATACTTTATGCTTGTAACAATGAGTTCAAGTGTAGCAGTACTTTGGTTTACTACAGGTAATCCTAAAGCTGTACTATGGAGCGGTGGAGCAATGGCACTTTGTGCTATATGGGCTTGGAGATTTCCAGGTTCGCATGAAGAACATGATAACCGAGTTGAAAAAGGTAAAAAGATTGCATGGCTAAAGTAGTATTTAGTATTTTCATTGACATACCAGAAGAGAGATTAGATAATCCTGGATGGTATGAAGATGGAAAACTGGTAACAACTGATAAAAGTCACCAGACTAAAATGTCTTTGTTGTCTAATGCAGATCTAGTTACAGAACGTCAGCGCCAGTACGCCAATGATATTGGTGCTGACTATATACTATACCAATATGATAGTACATACAAAGAATTTTTTGATGATATAAAAAATAGGTTTACAGAGATCAGTGAGTATGATATAGTAAACTTCTATAAGCACAGTCGCATGAGGGCTCTAGCTAATGAATATGATTACGTTGCATATATGGATTTTGACGTTGTACCTAACACAACAGAATCTATATTTGATGCTCATGATGTAGACAATAGGTTTGCTGTAGCCAATTCTAATAGATTGGCTGCAAGGGGCAAATCAATGGCGTCTGCTAAATATAATTTGTGTATTAGAAATCCAGCTTCAAAATATTGGAACACCCATGCTATGCTTTTTGAAGAAGGTTTAGACGGTGAAAATGATGTGTTTAATACCGGAATTATGGCCGGGTCAAGTGAAGTAATTAAGAGACTAGATTATTTTAAAGATTTCGATAATACTATTAATCTCATGACAAATATTAAGCATGATGAGTTTTCAATGTATCCAAAAAACATTCAGCGTATATTTAATTATGATAATGAAACGGTGTTTAGTTATTATATTAAGTCACGCGATGTTAAAGTGCAATACATGGATAATTTATGGCATTACCTAGTTGATGAGTTGATAAGTCAACCAAGTCAAATGAATCCTAAAGCTAAGCTTTATCACTTCATCAATAAAAAAATGCAGTGGATAAAAGGTATAAATAAGGGTAAGTAGTTTAGCAAAGAGCATATATCCAATGGCACAATATGAAGAACTTCAAATCGATAAAGGTACTGATGTAACAGTTCAGTTAGAACTGGAAGACACTAGTGGCAACCCGAAGAATCTTACAAACTATACTGTTGCAGGTAAGGTTAAAAAAACCTACAGTTCAGCGACTTCGACAGCATTTACAACTGAGATCCAGTCGCCCGCAACATCTGGTGTCGTAAATTTAAGCCTAACGAATGTGCAAACAAATGCTCTAAAAGCCAGTAGATACGTATACGATGTTGAGATTTCTTTTGTAGACAGTGGTTCAAACACTGTCGTAGAAAGAGTCCTTGAAGGCACAATTGAAGTTACGCCGTCCGTAACATAACTTTAAGGAATTCTCATGAAGGTCGTTATCGGAACGAATACCATCGTAAAAAAAGTTACTGTCGGAACACCACTAAAAATTGGTTCCGCAGCAAACGGTAGTCTTACCGGGTTAGATGATGTTAATGGCGTAATCAATCGTGCACACGATACAATACTACAATACGATTCTGCTGCCGGAAAATTTATACACGTCTCGCCTGCTACGCTTACCTCTGATGGTCTAACAGTTTCTGCATCTGGCATGGGCTCATTGTCAGAAACCGGTGGTACGCTTACATATGCTGGACCAAGTGTTGATAGTGTTCGAGCTCTTTTCAATGTTACGTACGACAGCAGTGCACTAGGAACACTTGTTAAAACTGGTGGAACAACACGATTAACAGGTGTAACGCCTGCACAAATTCGTAGTCAATTCAGTGCTGGTAACGATTTACAATATAATGCTGCTACTGGCCAATTCTCTGTTACGGTCCCAAGCGGATCGGCTGGATTTGACAGTAATTTTAATGCCAAGTCTACAACAAACTTGTCAGAAGGTTCTAATCTATATTATACTGACTCTCGTGGGCGAGCATCTATTTCTGTTAACGATGCAGGCGGATATGGTTCACTTGCGTATAATGCTCCGACAGGTATATTAACCTACACCGGCCCAAGTCTTGCTGATATAAGATCCGGAATTAATGTTGGTGCGAACTTAGCATATGATTCTGCGTCAGGCAAAATTACATTTACAGGTTCACTTGGCGGAACTTTTGATTCGGCTAATGCACGCAAATCGATAAGTGTTGTCGATGCAGGTGGTGCAGGTTCACTTGCATATAGTAATGCAACTGGACAAATAACATATACAGGCGCCTCTGATTCCTCTACACGCGGCTTGATTAGTGCAACTGGTGATATTACATACAATCAAAATACTGGTGTTATTAACTTTACACAAAAGACTGATGCACAAATACGAGGGCTTTTTAATGTCTCTGGCGACCTTGGTTACGATACTGGTACTGGTGTATTTTCTGTTGATCTCGGATCGGTGGATGTAACTGATTCTGCAGTTACTCGAGCACTATTTTCTGTTACAAACGACGCCGGTGATTATGGTTCACTTGCTTATAATGCTGCTGCCGGACAATTTGCCTTTACAAAGGTTACAGACTCTGACATAAGAGGATCTTTGTCTGCCTCCGGTGATTTGGCATACAATCAGACAACAGGCCAATTTAGTTATTCTAAACGAACAGACGCTGACATTCGTGGGTTGTTATCTGCATCCGGTGATCTAGCATATAATTCTGGTACTGGTCAATTTAGTATCACAACAGGTGCACATTACCAAGACTCAGATGCACGTCATGCTATTAGCTTTAGACATGATGCAGACTCAATTAATAATGTCAATGAATATGGAACAGTAACGTTTAATCAAGCAACTGGCGAAGTAGTAATATTTGGCACACGTGATTCTGATATTCGTAATTCAATGAGTTTTGTTGATGCTGGTGGTCTAGGATCGCTTGCGTACAATCAAGGCACAGGTCAAGTTACATATACAGGACCAAGTGATACTGATATTGCTGGAACATTATCGGCTAGGACTGATCCCCTATCAATGGGTAAACTTACTCTTGATTCTAGTAAAGGTCAGTTTACACTTAAGTTAGAAGATGATAGTGTCAGAGCTCTATTCAGTGTTACTTCAGATAACCAAGGTGGAACATCGCTTGCGTACAATCAAGCTACAGGTGTGTTTGCTTATACCGGTCCATCGGATTTAGGACTACGCGCAAAGGTAAGTGCTGTTGACGCTGGTGGAGATGGCTCATTTACATACTTTGAATCAGGCGGTGTGTTTACATATACCGGCCCTAGTCCTACTGAAGCACGAGCGCACTTTAGCGGTGGATTAGGATTAGACTATAATCAATCAACCGGCACATTTAGACTTGACAGCTCTGCAAATATTGTAACTGGTAGTATTGTTACAGGTCAATTAACTTCAGGTATAGTTAATGCCAACACTAAGTTAAATGTCGGTACAATAAGCTCATTGACGGACTCAAGTAATATTACTATTACTGGTAAAGCTATTACTTTAAAAGGTACATCAGAGCGTATCCTACTCGACACTCAGTTTCTTCATACAACAGACAATAGAATTATTTTTGCGGTTGATGATAGTAATACTACTAACTACCAAGCTGGTGGTTTTCAGATTGGTGGCGGGTCAAATGCGAAATATTTTGCTTATAGCGTAGCTAATGATTACTTTGCTACAAATACTGGTTTGTATATTCCGGGTGATATGACTGGTAAGACAATTGACTCAATAAACAAACTTATTGACGCACTACCTGACTCTGCGGAAATGAAAGGTATTCTTTCTGCTGGTCCTGGATTATCCTACGATAATACTAATGGCATATATCGAATTACATCTTCAGGTGTAACTGCAGGCACATATGGATCTGCAACAGAAGCAGTTCGATTGTCAGTGGATTCATTAGGTCAAATCGATAGTATCGGCACTCTTACTATTGCAGCAGTTTCCAACTTTACGTTTGACTCGTCAACTGGTCAGCAAACCATCGTCACAGGTGCAGGAAACTTTTATAACAAAGTAACACTCGATCCATTTACAACATCGACATTGTCAGAAGGTTCTAATCAATACTATACACGAGCCCGATTTGATAGTGCTCTAGGTGATACAACTTCTACTGCTACTATTAGATCATATATCAATGCTGGTCAGAGTTTAACATATAATGCTAGTACTGGTACTATATCTACAAATCAAGCGCTAGACTCAACCAGTAATGTTACTTTTAATAATATAATACAGACCGGCACGTTACGAGGCCCTGCAGATTTTATTATTGATCCGGCCGCCCACGGCGATGCAACTGGTACAGTAAGAATTCTTGGTAACCTTCAAGTCGAAGGTGTACAAACAACTATTAATTCTACTGCAATAAGTCTTAATGATAAGAACATTGTATTAGCTGATAGTGCAGCAGATTCATCTGCCCTCAACGGCGCTGGATTAACTATCGGCGGAACAAACATTGTAGACAAACCTACGTTTACATATGCCCATTCTACACAAAGATTTGTATTCAATCGCAATATCCAAGCAGATAGTTTTTACGGTGATGTAACAGGTAATGTTACAGGAAACGTAACTGGTCAAGTATCCGATATATCAAACCACAGTACAACAGGTTTGGCAGAAGGCAGTAATCTATATTTCACAAATGGCCGTGCACGATCAAGTATTACGGTAACAGATGCTGGCGGTGACGGATCATTCGTATATGATTCCGCTTCAGGTGCAATGACGTACACGGGACCTAGTCCTGCCGAAGCTCGGGCACACATTTCCGTTACCGATAATGGTGGTGACGGATCCATGTCATATAATGCCGCAACAGGTGTTATATCATATACAGGTCCTTCTGCATTAGAAACTCGAACTCACTTATCATTAACAGATGCTGGTGGCGATGGATCGATGGCATATGATTCTGCTAGTGGTGTGTTTACATACACTGGTCCGTCAGAAACTGAATGGTATAAACACTTTAAAGATAATGCCGATAGCTTTGGTGATGCGGTATGGGATTCTGCTTATGGAACAAAGGGCGGACTTAGATTACATAAAAGACATATTACTGGATTAGATGAAGTGGGTATTGACTCATTTGTCGCTGCACAAGAAAGCATGATGATATATAGTGGAACTAGTGGAAGACTGAGAAAAATGAGTCTTAACACATTAGCATCTGTTGTTGGTGGCGGTGGTGGCGGAAGCAGTATATTTGGTTATATTAATCTGTAGTGCGTTTTAAAGATATAAATAAACATAAATAAGAACAAGAAGTAGATCAGGTAGAACATGGCAGCAACATTCGAAAATGGTTTTGCGACAGTTGGAAGCACAGAGGCAACTTTGTACACTGCGCCGAGTGGTCTATCTGGAATACATTTAGTTGTAGGCTTCATTGCGACTAATATATTTGGCTCAGCCTTGCCAATAACTGTGAAACTGGTTAGAGGTGCTAGCACATACTACCTCGCTTATAACAGACGAGTACTACCAAACGACACTATCGACCTTTTGATGAATACTAAAATTTCACTAAAGGTTGGAGATCTTATTAAAGTCTCTGCTCCGTTGGATAATGCATTCAGCGCGATGATTACCGTAACTGAGGAAATATTAACATGAGCGGTGAATATAGCAGAGATAATAGTGGTGGTATATACAATGGTACACAGTTCCACGACAAGACATTTTATGGATTTAAATTAGATAGCGTTGGTCATTTAAATGTAGAGATTATTCGATCAGATGACAGCGATACTATTAAACTACCATACACAACACAGGCCGCGTATGTTGATTCAGCGGCTGATTCACTTAACGTAACTTTTGCCCATCCAGATGACTACAGATCATACTTTTGGTCCATGGACGCAATTACATTTAGATTTAATAACACGACAGGCCATTTAGAAATGGTTGCGTATTAATGAACCGGAGATACTAGTCCTATGGCAACAATTATCGACTTAGGTAAAATTAGATTTGAATACAAAGGTGTTTACTCTGGTGCGACAACGTACGAAGTAAACGATGTAATCAAATATGGTGGCAACGTATATGTATACACATACGGATTAGCCACAGCAGGAAACGTTCCTACCAATGTAACTTATTGGGATCTGATGATGGAGGGCTTCAACTTTGAAGGCGTCTTCAGCACAGGAACAACATATAATATCGGTGATGCGTTTTCGCATGGCGGCATTGTTTACATCGTTACAGCAAATACTGTTGTCGGCCAATCACCACCTAATGCATCTTACTACTCAACATTTGTTGATGGTCTTCAGTTCGAAGGCGTATGGGCAAGTGCTACGGCTTATCAGAAAGCTGACATTGTAACATACGGTGGCAAATCGTATATTGCCCTTCAAGATACAACGGGCAATACACCTTCTTCTTCTGGTGCGCAATGGTCAGTATTTGCTGATGGTTTATCGGTGCTTGGAACTTATAACAATGCAACCGCTTATAAAAAAGGTGATATTGTCACCTATGGCGGAACAACATACAGTGCGTTACAAGACACTTCTGCCGGAACTAAGCCTTCTGCCGGCGCTCCTAATTGGAACACATTCCTTGCTGGTCTAAATCTAAGAGATTCATTTGATTCTGCTAACACTTATGTTAAAGATGACATTGTACTTTTTGGTGCAAATCTCTTTAAAGCTAAAGGTGATATTACTGGAACGCATCCTCTTAATACAATTTATTGGGATTCATTCCTAAGTGGTTTCTCTTATGTCGGTACATGGAATACTGCTCGTAAGTATTATCCTGGTGAGCTAGTAACAAACGGTGGTAATCTTTACCAAGCTAAGATTACAAGCACAAACATTTCACCGTCATCTAACGCAGCCACATGGATTCACGTATCTTCTGGTATTACCAATCAAGGAACTTGGGTAACATCAACTGCTTATTATCCGGGTGATCTTGTTCAGCATGGCGGTTCAACTTATACAGTTTCAACTTCTCATACTTCCGCGACATTTGCGACTGATCTTTCTGCTGGTAAATTGGCAGAGTTTGCTCAAGGTGTTCGTAATAGAGGTACTTGGGTCGCTTCAACATTATATCTTAAAAACGACCTTATTCAATCTGGTACATCAACATACATTGCAGCAAGTGATTATACATCAACCGCTAACTTTGCGACCGATGCAGCAGCCGGTAAATGGACAATATTTGCTTCAGGCGCTGCAGGCGTACTACCAGGAATTACTGGTATCGATGTTGGTAAATCATTGGTTGTTAAAACGGATGGATCTGGCTTTGAATTAGGTTATACAGATAACTCTCCAAATACATACTACGTTGGTATTGATGGTGCGGTTGATGACTCCTTTGCAGGTAGATCACTTCAACGACCATTTGCTTCAGTTGCATATTGTATGACGCGTATTGCTGCAGAAAAAACTGCTGACTCTTCGGCTCAGGTCTTTATTAAAGATGGTGAGTATAGAGAAGCGTTGCCAATGACAATCCCGGCAGATACAACAGTATTTGGTGATGGTCAACGTAATACTACGATTTCACCAATTGCTGGTGACTCAAGCAAAACAATGTTCTTTGTGAATAGTGGCGTTCTTATTAAAGAGATTAAATTTACCGGTCTTACCGGGTTTGCTCTTCATGGCTCTGTTCCAGAAGACATTGAACAAGCAACAATTGGTGGTGTATTCTTTAGACTAGACCCAACAGCAGTTATTACTAAATCTCCATACATTAAAGAATGTTCAGCATTCTCTATTGGTGGTATTGGCTGTCTTATTGATGGTGGTTTGAATAATAACGCAAACAATGCTGGTTCGATGGTGTTCCACACATTTACTCAAATCCACTCTGGCGGAGTTGGTTTCTGGGTAAGACGTAATGGTAAAGCTGAGATCGTATCTTGCTTTACTTATTATTGTGATATTGGTTATGCATCTTCTGGTGGTGGTCAAATTAGATCCCTTAACGGTAATAACTCTTACGGCGAATATGGTACAATCTCAACAGGTAATGATTCAAGCGAAGCTACACTTAACGGTTCGGTTCGTGGTTATAACCTTGATTATGTAGAAACAAGTATTAAAAACGGTGAGTTTACAAAAGGCGGAATTGTTAGAGCACAAGATAGAACTAAAGCTCTAAATACAATCTCTAAGACTGATCCGGCTAGAGTTACAACAACAGTGGCACACGGTGTTACAGACGGACATAGAGTTAAATTCGGCAGCTTACTTCCTATTAGTTGGAATTCTGGTTCACAGCCAAATGCTAGTCAATATTATGCTGACGTACAAGACTCATATTCCTTCAACCTTTATTCTAATGCGGCGCTTAATGCATCGGTATCAGGTGAAGCATGGGGTGGACGAGTAGTAACTAACACATCTATCTCAGACATTACACGTTCAAACCCAATGGCAGTTACGGTTGCTTCGCACGCTTTAGATTCATACGACTTGATTCGTATCCAAGGTGTTGGCGGCATGACACAAGCTAATGATCGTTATTTCCTTGTAATGGATAATACTTCTTCTATTATCAAACTTAAGCAGGCTGAGAATAACTATATTGGTGTTGCAACTGCATCTACTAATTATGTAATTACTGGCACGGCCGGTGGAACTGCACACTCTGCAGCAGTAGAACCTGGACTGACACTTTATAAAGGATCGCGTTATTACTTTAATGTTGATTCAACAAATACAGCTGGCTTCTATCTAACAACCACTAATCCGGCCTCTAGTTGGGGAGCTCTTCAATACACCGGTGAATATACGACAGGCGTTACCGGATCAAGAGCAATTGGTGGTGGCAGACTAGCCATTACGATTGATAGTAGTGCTCCAAGCACATTGTATTATGCAAATGGTAATACTGCTTCAACATACGGTACAATTACAGTTGCTGCACCTGGTGATGTAGATGCTACTTCATACTCAGTATATAGTTCTGGTGGACAACTTAGAAAAACAGATTCTGGTGATGAATTAATCTCTGGATCAGGCACACTTCTAGGTACTAAGGCTCTTATTATTGACCACCAACCTGGTGCAAATAAACTAACTATTACCAATATTGTTGGAACAGGCTTCGATGACGGAGACTCAATAATCGACTCAGGTAATGCTGCTAGCGTATTTGCTATATTGACTGCCTCTAATGCTGCACACAATCAGTATGGTGCTACAATGTCATTTACCGGTCTTACGGGATCAAAACCAAAAACTGGTGGTTCAGTTGAATTCATTGGTAACGTTGGTGATTCTGGTTATGACTCTGTTGGCTCATATGTTATACAATCAGTTGGTGATTATGACTCATCTACTGGTAATGCCGTCCTAGTCTTTGCCCAGCAAAAATTAAACACACGTCCAGCACCTAACGGACAAGCGGTAAAAATTCGTTATAAATACTCACAAGCAAGACTAACTGGTCATGACTTCTTGAATATTGGTTTTGGTGATAAAACTGAAACTAACTATCCAGGTGCTCCGTCACTTCCTGTTAAACAAGGCAATGAGGTTATTGAAAGAAATACTGGCCGAGTATTCTATGTGTCAACTGACCAATCTGGTAACTTTAGAGTAGGTAACTACTTCAGGATTGATCAGGCGACAGGCCGAGCAACATTGGACGCCTCAGCGTTTGACCTTTCTGGTCTGACATCTCTGAGACTTGGTTCGATTGGTGCTCAACTCGGTGAAGCGATTAATGAGTTTTCGGCAGATGGCACTTTGTCAGGCAATTCAAACTTGGCTGTTCCAACCGAACAAGCTGTAAAAACATATGTCGATTTGGCAATTGAAGGAGCATCTTCACAGTCGCTACCCAAAAACGCTAAAGCCGGGGGATTAGCTACCGAAGCGTTCCTAGGATTTGACATTAAAGACTTAACTAAAAATGATGGTAAAAATCTTAAATAAAGATAACCACGGAAAAGGATATTAAAAAATGGCAAGCATTGATACTGTACGTAATGCACTCCTGGACAAAATCAATACTTCGATTGCGTCCGCAACACCAGAGCAACTGGCATACCTTACAAAGGCAGCAAATGGCATCGAACAGTCAACCGCATGGTCGACTGATGCTGTTGATTTTACTGCTGATAGTTATGGTGGTCACTTTGTAAATACAACTGCCGCCGCAGTAAAAGCAACACTTCCTCCTATGACGAGTAATATTGCTGGCGATGGTAGAGTCTCTTTTGTTGATCTAGCACAAAAATTTCAAACAAACAACTTTACTATTTCTCCTGCAACTGGAAATAAAATTCTAGGACAGGATAGTGATATTCTTGTTAATACTCAAGGTATTGCTGTAACAATTGTTTGGTCCGGCGATACTTATGGTTGGCAGTTCCTGGTTCAAGGTTAATTTGGTAATAATAGGAACATCAACATGGCAAAAAATTTAAAACTATATGTCAAATCAATAGGCGGAGGTGGCGGACTAAAATACGAAGATCATATTTTAGATTTTGTTGGCTATAACGCCAATGCATCAGCCTGTACTTGTTTCAAGCATATTGCAATGTGGTGTGTTCCAGTCGGTATTACTACTGCAAAATTCCAAATATGGGGTTCTGGAGGTCAATCAGAAGGTTTAACAGGTTGTGGTTTTAGTGCACCTGGTCAAACCGGAGCATATGCTGAGAAAACAATAAGTGTTACGGCTGGCCAATGTTATAAAGTCCAAACCGGGCAAAGACATTGTCGCTGTCCGCATACAAACGCCGGCGGTGCTTCTGCATGGGGAATTACTAATAAAGATCTAGTACATGGTACAACATCTGTTACAGGTACTGGACTAACAAACTTTTGTGCAGAACCTGGTTACAATACACCTTTTGAATGTTGCACCACAACTAACTATGGCACAACTCTTCTTGATAGTGAAACTCATTATTATTCACAAGGAGATTCTGCCCTTGGTGCAAATCGCGCTTGTTATTATGGTGCTGATAAAGGTTTAAGAGGTAGAAAATCTTATATGACTACTAATAGCCTTGGTATTGGCACTGCACAATGCAATTTTAGGTTTAATCAAGCTCTTCCAAATTGTAGCGGCTGGGGAAAATGTGGTGGTCACATACTTGTAGCAGCTTGCGGCAACCATACTCACTGCGGAGCATCTAACAAACAGTTGGGCATACAGCTGGACCTTGGCGTCTGTTATAACAATCATTTGAGTGATGATACAAATGCACAAATGTGGGATACAGCTGGAATGGGCGGCACAGGAGCCTCGGTTTGTGGTGGTACTTGCGTTTGTGGTAATATGGCCAATGGTGGCAAAGTAAGAGTACTATTCAGTTGAGGAAAATCTAGAATGGCTAAAAATTTAGTAACATTTCAGCCTGGTTCAGGACGGTCCCAATCAGAAGGGGCAAATCCTTGGTGTCAAATGACATTTACAACCGGGAATGGTTGTCACTCATATGGTCCTGGTCCAAGGGATCCAAATTATGGTAGTAATCAAGCTAATTGGACTGTCCCAACAGGCGTGACAAAAGCCGAATTTTATATAAGATCTTCTGGAAACAGCAGCGGAGGTACTTGCTGCTGTATGAGAGGATCACCCGGAAACAGTGGTATGTCTGCTGTAATATGCCCTACTATGACTGTTGGTGACGAATGGCAATTCTGTATGTCTGCTGGCGGTTGTTGCATTGCTGATGTTAATGGACAGCAAGCGTGTTACTTGAGGGTTTATAACAGGACTGTGAATGGTGCTTCTGGTTGCGAATATCTGCATTTATCTGGAGCATCTTGTAGTGGGTCATTTTGTAATTGGGGTACATGTTGTAATGTAAGTGGACAAACACGATTTGACACAGCTTGCGGGGCCTTTACATGTGCAAAGGATTGGCATTCAAAAAAGAACTTTGATAATACTAGTAGGTTTACATGCAAAAACTGTATGAAATATTCTGGTACTAGTCATACAGCACTAACTGATGGTACGCTTGATTCTGATGTAGATATGTTCCAATCCCGCTCAGGATTTACAATCATGCCATGCTCTGGTGCTTCGACACTTGGTGCCGCTTGTGCTATACAACACGTAGTTCCTATACAACACTTCGACACTACCAAAAGTCATTATGTGGCGGCTCCCGCAAACTTTACCGCCAATTGGACAGGCTCTGGAGCAGATTGTAATTACTTAACTCTGTGGAGTAGAGGCGTCAATGCTTATGGTCGAGCCGGCGCAATATGTGCGGGTGGCATGGGTCCACTTGTAGGTGGTTCAGAGGGTGGCAACTGCTATTGCGGCGGCTCAGGAGGCCAAGCTGTTGTTACAATCAGGTATAAATAAGGTAAAGAGATATGGAAAAATATAATGGCTAAAAATTTACAAGACCTTATACCTATTGCGCCAGGAACCTTTGATGAGGCTGATCATGGAGATAATGTTTGGTGGTTTTCAAATAACACCAATATTCCAAACGTTACGCACATTAGCACTCATGGTAGTGCTACCGACGGTGGTGGCCAAAAAGCTATATGGAAAGTTCCGACAGGCGTCACTGAAATTAATTTTCATGCATGGGGCGGCGGTGGATCTGGTGCTCCAGGTGTTTGCTGTACACAAGGTATTGACGGTGGATCTGGTTCGTGGGTAACAAAAAAATTAAAAACCGGATTTACTCCGGGCTCAAGTAGATATATTATTTGTTTAACTGCTAATGGTACTGCCGGTTCAAGAAACTGCGCTTCAGCTGCAGCTTCAAAACAAGCAAGTGAATATAACGTAAACGGCGGAGGCACTGGTCTTGGTACTGCTCCTGGCACGGCTGGTACGTGGGATGTAACAGCAGTGGATAAGTTTGATACCCTTTGTGGTTGTCGAGGTCCTGATGTTTCTATTGTCGGTCCTGGCCTTACAAATTTCTGTGCAGAAGGTGGTAATGGCGGATTAAGCCTTTATAAAATGCTGTATAATTTATGTACACGATGCATTGCAAGAACCGGTGGACCTAATAGCGGCTATGGAGTATTAAATTGTTGTAATCAAACATTTCGTATGTGTGATCTTAGGGGCCAAGAAACTGATAGTGATGCTGGTTTTTTTAGAAAAGCTAGATATTATGGCGGCGATGATGGCGCTAGGGGTACATATTCATGTTATCAATTAAGTTGCTGTGGTTGCTGGGAAGTAGCCGCTTGCAATCAATCCGGTGATAGAAAATGGCATGCAATTAGTGGTGCTAAATGGTGGGAAGGCACAAATTCTGTCAAGTATGGCCAAACTTTCAGTAGCAACTATCGAAGCTGCACCAACAACGATTGGGGTTTATTTGGACCCCATGGCACAGCTGACAGACAACAATCTCTTGGACCAATAGGTGGTGCAAAATATAATTATGACGACGGCGGCGGTGCAATCGGTTGGGGTGGATTAACGGCATTTACCTGTGGCGGCACTTGTTGCTGCGGCGGTTATGGCGGATCTGGTTTGACAGTAATTACGTATAAATAGGATTTGACATGGCAAAGAATTTAACATCATTCGTAAGATCTATCGGCGCAGGTGGGCCTAAGACCACCGGACTAAATCCTATGTGCGTTTGGGATTATATGCCAACGATTGTCGATGCAGGCGATAAAGGTTGTTACAATTTCAACCATGAACCTTTTTGGTGTGTTCCAACAGGTATCACCTGTGCAAGGATTGAACTTTGGGGTGCAGGCGGAAATGGTGCTGGAGCATGTAATTGTACGTTGGCCGGACCTTCTGGTTCAGGTGCATATGTTTCAAAGATGATAACAACTGTTCCTGGTGAGTGCTACCGAATCCATTTGGGATGGAATTATTGCACAAGACCACCAAGCGGTGGGTCTAATACTGTTAAACACTCTGTATGTACAGTTGCAAATTTTAATTCTTGGGCTACTGGTACCGGTCTTACAAATTTCTGTGCCGAACAAGGATGTATGGCAGTTGCTAAGTGTTGTGATACAGCAACAGGATCGACTTTGAAATATGTATTTCAAGATTCTGCTGGCGAAGGCGCAAGATTTTTTGGAGGCGATTGCGGTCAAAGAGGTCGTGCAGGTTGGATTGAACTAATGGATTCAGCCTTAACAGTGAATGAATGGGCTAACTACAGACAAGGGATTCCATATCCAGGTGGACAAATTAATAAATGCGGCGGTCACCATGTTATTCACGCGATGGGTAACAGTTGGTGTTCTTGTAAAGCTATCGACAATCTTTGGTCAGTCGCGGCTATGAGACATGGTACCGAAGGTGGCGGAACAGCCCCTGGCAACACAAATGGCTATGGAAAAATGGCAGGTTGGGGAGTTCCAAGTCCTATTGATTGCGCGGGTTCAACAGCGTGTTGTAGTAACGGAAATACTTCAGGCCGAGCTAGAATATCATTTTCTTGCTGTAACACATTCGCTGAATAGGATTAAGAAAAATGGCAAAAAATTTAAGTACATTTTTACCGGGCGCTGCAAAGGCGAACAGTCAATTAGAATATTATACGGATATATATTCATCCGCATGGGGCAACGAGGGCGAAGGCAACGCAGAATCAGCGTATGGGAATATGTATACGTTCATCGACAAGTGTGCTACTCATTCAGGTAAAAAATATATAAAAAATAAGACTCACCTTTGGACAATTGCTAATGGTGGACAAGCTGGTGGTTCTTGTTGCTGTATGCAAGGTCAGATGGGCTATAATGCTGCTAGTTTTAAATATACTCCACAATGGTCTGATGGTGATAGTGATTATATTCAATTATGTCAAAGACCAGCAAATAAATGTTGCATTCCTCAATCGGCCCAAGGACAGGGTATTGCGGGATGGAGATTATGTCATGTAACAGGTACTAAAGCTAGTCCTGTTATTAAACAAAATTTATGTGCGTCTGGCGCGTGTGGCGGTACAACAGTATGTTTTGCTGACTACCAATTCAACTGTTGTAATTTTGGTGCATTGAATATTCAAACCAACCAGATGAAATGGTGTTGCTGCCAAAATGGTATATCTGTCGAGGCTCTTTGCTTTACTACTGGTGCCGCAATACCTCCGGCTGGCTGTAGCGAAGCTGGATTTGACGCTACCTTATGTAGATACCAAGGACCGGCAGGTTATGAAGTTGGATCGTGTATTGCCAGAAATTCCGCCGATACCAGGTATAAACAACGTATGCATTATACTCCAATCTGGAAAGGTTCTGCATTTAGACAAGGTTTGATAGCAAGATCTGGTCTCTTTAAATGTGCTGAGGGTGAGGGTGGATGGAACCAACGGAACGCAATAGCTTGTACGTATGGACATGATGGTGCTCACGGAGATTACTGGTGGGCAGGTTCATCACATATGGGTGCGAATGTCACTGGTGGTAACTGTTGTTGCGGAGCACCCGGACAGTCTGGTATTACAGTAATTAGATATGAAGCAGAGGCAGAATAATGGCTAAAAAACTACAAGTCTTTTTAGGGCAATACTTATCAGCAGATGCACCTTTAGAACAACACGAAACTGCGGAGAGCGAAATAAGCTGGCCATTGAATTATACGTGTGGTGGAAGATATGCCGGATTCGATACAGTAAACGCTGCGGGCAGTAATCGGCAAAACGGCACTGTTACTAATGTTGCGGCCTATACATCATGGAAATGGAAAGTTCCGGCAGGTGTAACTAGAGCTACATTTAAAGTTTGGGGTGGTGGCGGTACCGGGGCTGCGAGTCATTGTTGTATGCAAGGTATGCATGCTGGATCTGGTGCCCATGCTGTTAAAGAGGTTGCGGTTACTGCGGGAAATGTATATTGTTCATGTTACCAAGACTTAGATAAAGTTTGTTGTTCACAGTACAACAATATTGCTGGACAGACACTTGACCAAGCAGCAGGATCATGGCCAAATATGCCTTTGCACAGAGGTGAGCGTGGACCTAAAGCTTTTGTTACTGGTCCTGGCCTTACAAATTTCTGTGCAGAAGGTGGTAATCCTGGAATAACAAGATGTAATTGGTGGGTATGCTACTTTGGGACAATAACGGGTGCGAAAGCATGCTGTAAAACAGTTTGTATGAAAGATGTAGTACAAAGAACCATGGAAGATAGTGTTGGTGATGTGTACAGAAGAGCCAATTACTATGGAGCCGATATTGGATCTAAGGGTATGTGGTCATGTATGCAAATAGGTTGTTGTGGCGCTGACAATGTTGATGCTAGTCGGTGTGGAGATAAACACTTTATTCCATATCCTGGTGGATTAAACCATTGGAATTCTGGATTTCAAGAAAAAGTCTCGATTAACGGTGGCATGACTATGTACAAGCAATGTAACATTCATCCAGATATGTTTGGAATGATGGTTTCCAATCTTTCGCAAAGTATGGGCAGACAGTGTCAATCTTGGGGAGCGCAAACAGTACCTGGAATGCCAGGTTTAATCACATGGACATGCGGCGGCACATGTTGTTGCGGCAGTACTGGTGGTCCGCCTCTCGTAAAAATAAGCTATTCATAAGGAACTAAAATGGCAAAGATAACAAAAACGTTTAGCTTTAAAGTGCCAGACGACTATACATTACAAGAAGCTTCAAATGATTCCTCTTCTAGCTTTACGTATCATGGTCCGGCATATCTTAAGGTGGATATTAACCTAACAGGCAAAAAACAAAATGTACAACCCATTACTATTGAAGAGTGGATTGCGGAAGGCGATGAAGAGGGTGCTGTTTTAATTAACGCTATGGCACAACCTTTAGAAGCTTCTATATTTTGGGAAATGAGAGATTCTGATATGATGGATCTGTCGGTGAAGACAAAAGCTGGTCCAGATGGCTTGGAGTACAAGTATCCATGGCCTATTCCGCCCCACAAGGCATATGAAGCAGCGGCTATGACTTATTTACCTGAATTACGGTCATGGCAGAAACCTTATCCATGGCATCACCCATGGACTGATTGGAATATGGTTGGTTTGCAAGCAAATAATGTTGCTGCAGATGCAACCGCATGGTTAGCAACAGATGCTGTTGTTGCAGATTCTGATCTTACAGTAGCATGGACACGCATTCAAACAGAAGCAGTTTCTAAAGTTTCAGGATATAGTGCGGCTAGTTTACTTCCGCATGAAGTAACATTTAGGATGACACCACATGATTCTGACGAAGGTGTTATTGCTGCGGCAAAAATTGTGGCAGACGCCGCTAGAGATTCTGACGAAGCAGCCGAAGGTAGATAATTACCGGAGAGCCCTACGGGGCTCTCTGAAAACGTTTATATATAAACGTATAATGATGATGACTATTCATTTATAATTAATTCTTGTGAGGTGCAAAATGACAAGATCGACAGCGTTCTTTGTAAACGGTGGAGCAGGCCGACATATCTGTTCAATCCCAGCATTCGAAAAATATGAAGCCGAAAATCCTGATGATGATTTTATCATTGTCTGTGAGGGCGGTATGGACATGTATAAAGGTCACCCGACTTTGCATGCCCGCTCATATGATAACTGGCATAAAAATTTATTTAAAGATAAAATCAAACATAGAAATTGTATTACTACTGAACCATATCGTGTTTGGGAATACTATAATCAAGAGGCAAATCTAGTTTCAGCCTTTGACATTCAAGTTAATAATAAAGGCTTGCGTGATCTTCAAGATCCTGCTTTATACTTAACTGCTACAGAACTGATTCAAGGTCAAGATATTATTGATGAAGTTCGTGAAAAAACTAAAAAGGAAAAAGTAGTTGTATTCCAACCATACGGGCGTAGTACGCAGCCTATGGGTAGTAAAGGTCAACACCTAGTTGATAGTGGTGGCAGATCATTTGGATTACAAGATACAATTAAATTAATAAAGAAATTACAGAAAAAATATGCAGTTGTAGTAATGTCTGAATTTCAGGGTGATTGGTCTCAGCACGGTATTACCGAACCAGTTGCTCAACCAGAAGGTGCTCCATTACGTATTTGGGCAGCAGCAATTAAAGCAGCAAATGGTTTTTTAGGTTGTGATAGCGTAGGCCAACACTTTTCGTATTCAACCAAAACACCATCAGTAACTGTATTGGGAGCAACATATCAAGAAAATGTAAGTTATCCGGATAGTGATATTTTTCAGGTGTTGGATCTTGGGCATGGTCGCCGTCAATATGATCCTATTCGCATTTCCTTTGAAGAAGAAATTCATATGGCACATGAAGGTATTATGATGCTGTCTGAAGGTGCAATCAATGAGATTGCTAAAGAGCTTGATATGGTTATTTCGAAGGGTGGTAAAAATGAAAAATGATATTTGGATTGCAGGTATTGCACGAGGCCATAACGCTGGTGTATGTCTACTAAAGAATGGTGAAATTATATTTTCTATTGAGGAAGAACGACTTTCTCGTAGAAAGTATGACGGTGGTCCATATGCAGGAATGGTAAAAATTCTTGATTACACTGATAAGCTTGATTATTTGGTAGTAGCACACACACAATCACTTCAGGAAACTGCTGGTAAAGTAGATTTTTCTGGCGAAGATGTGTACACCGGGCTTGCTAGAAAGCTTGGATTAATAGATCAAAACATCCAGACTCAGGCACATCCACAAGTTATCGATATGTCTCAGCAGCATCACAAATTGCATGCTGCAGTGGCTTTCTATCGCTCTCCGTTTGAGGAAGCTGTAGCACTTATTGCTGACGGTGCTGGTTCAATGATACCAGTGTCAAACCCACATACGGGTGAAGGTCTTGCGCTATGGGAATATGAATCTATCATTACGGCGTCTTACCCTGCAAACTTTAAGACCTTGTACAAACACATGGGTTGCAGAGATCCATTAGTTGGTGCTGATGCATCATTTAGTGGTGAGCAATTTGGTGAAGAAGGCGAGTTTCAAGTTATGATTTCAGACCGTGGTGGCATCACTAAAACATATGAGGCTGTTACGCAATACTGTGGTTGGCAACCAATAGAAGCCGGCAAAACTATGGGCTTATTTCCATATGGCAATGAGAACTCAGACTTAGATAATTTGTTTGATCCGCGTTCACCACATCCTGGTGTATTTGATAGAAATCTGTTTATTCCAAATGTTCCTAATGGTGCATACGTAAATGATGGATTCTATGATTTCTTGCAAGCAACTGCAGAGCAATTTGATGCCGTAGAAGGAGATCTTACTAAGCTCGATTCTCGTAGAGATATGGCTTATGCTATTCAAACTCAGTCTCAAGCTGAAATGATTAAACTGATCCGAAAAGCCGTAGAGATGGGCGACACGAAGAATGTAGTGATCTCTGGTGGATATGGACTTAATTGTGTGGCAAACTATGAATATCTTGATGCGCTTAAAGACGAAGGCATTAACATTTATGTAGAACCAATTTCTAATGATGCTGGTACCGCGATGGGTGCAGCCCTAATGTATTGGCATGCTCGTACTGATGACGAAACTAATAGAGATCTTAATACATTGTATTTGGGTCCAGACCACAATTATACTATTGATGATATTGCATTGGCCGTAACAAAAAGTGATACGGCTGTAATGAAAGATGCTAACGACAAAGACATAGTTGACCTTATTACAAGCAAGAACATCGTAACCGTCTTCCAAGGTCGTTCTGAGAATGGACCACGGGCGCTTGGAAACAGATCTATTCTATTTGATCCTACACTTGAAGATGGTAAAGATTATGTCAACCTAGTAAAGAACCGTGAATACTTTAGACCATTTGCTGGATCTATTCTAGCCGAAGACGTGCATGAATGGTTTGATTTACGTGGAATGGATGAGACACCGCATATGATGTACGCGGTTAATTGTCAACCAGGAGTAGAAGAAAAGATTCCGGCTATCATCCATGTTGACGGAACATGCCGTATTCAGACTGTTACTAAGGAACAAAATCCTTTGTACCATCGTTTGATTACTGCATTCAAAGATAAAACTGGTGTACCTATCGTGTTTAATACCAGTTTTAACTTGGGGGGAGACCCTCTCGTAGAAACTATTGATCACGCTATCGACACTTTGGAAAAATCAGATATCGAATATCTGTATTTACCGGAGCATGGAAAGCTTATCACAGTTTCAAATTAAGAGATGCACCTCTTAGAATTAAAGCCGGGCATTAGTTTGTCCGGCTTTTTTTAAGAACCCAACCAAACTTCAAAAGAACCGTCGCAGTTGTACTCTAAGTCTTCGATAAAGACATGATGCTCGTCACCTGATTGAGCGATAAGAGAATCAACAGCAGTTTGAACACCAACTTGATCAGCTGTCGTAATGAATGCAGAAACTTCGCCGTAAGTATAACCGTTTTCATTTTCACCGTTAATGAATGAAGATGTTATACGTGAGTTAGCTTTAAGATTGGCTGGAAGTTCAATGTCACACCATACTGATTTAAAGTTGTTCATTTTGTTCTCTTTCTTGTTATCTTGTTTCTATAACCAGAATAACGCATTTGAGAAGTGTTGTACACACTTATTTTCAATTAAATGCGTTATATCGACAATAATATTGTGTATTATTGTCGATATATTATAATATTTTTAATTAAATTCGTGTGGAGTATTTTTGAATGTTTTAATAAGTTGTTTTAAGGTTAAGAGAAAGAATGTAGAAGTTATTTGATTATGTGATGGAAAAATTAGATATTGTTCGGATGATGGAAGATTTAATGATTTGATATGAGAGATGATTTGAGGAATGGTATCGAAGTCGGAAAGTGAAGTTTGGTTTTGATTTAAAATTGCGTATGTCATGTTTATCTCCATTTGATAATACCTTTGTAACGTACTACTAATGAGATGTACACACTTATTTTCAATTAAATGCAAAAAAAATATATAACGGAGATAAAACATGAGCGGACAAAGGCGATGGATAAGAGTCTGGGCGAGAACTGTCGGTATGCCCGTCGGATCTACAGATGAAGATAAGCCCGAGTTTCTTCCAATCAAACAATCTGATGTTGCTAAGGCTCTTGCTTTTAGAACCTTTTGGATAGTTATACATGTAGTTACCTGCCTAATGATTGTTGCTGGTAATGGAAGAACACTGGGCTGGTGGTAGATGTTATAATAAAGATTCTGCAAAGTCTAATAGGCTATTATAAACTTTAGTCTTCTTCTTAAGAGGTCTATTAGCAAAGCTATTAAACTTTTTCTCGTCTTCACTGTATTTGCCAGTCTTAACTAATATTGGTTTAAGATTAGCTTTGTCTGCCATTTTAGCATCAACCAACCTATCACCAACATAATATCCGCCTTTGATAGGAACACGAAACTCATCGCGCAATCGTTTAAACATTGCTGTTTTTGGCTTAGCATACATATCATCTTTATAATCAGACATGTTATAAAGCACGCCATCTATACTAGGACATCCAACATCACCGAATAACTCAATCATATAGTTGTTCATATCTTCTACTTCATCAATGGTTAGTTCACCTCTAGAGATGCCTGGTTGGTCAAAGATGACAGCTAGCTTATATCCTTTAGCCCTAATCATAGAGACAGCCGCAAGTGAACCTTCGATAGGGATAAACCTATCTTTAGTTTTAATTCCATCCTTACATTCAATCAAAACACCATCACGGTCGATAGCAATAAGTGGCTTAGCATATTTCTTATTTAATTGAGATCTATCTAATAGCTGATCAGGAGAACCTTGCTGAATATCAGCCGACGATTCTTCTCCCCACATGTTAAACGTCATTAATATAATCCAATACGTTAGTCCATTTCATGTCAATGTGCTTTGATAGCTGATCAATGTTTGCTTCAGTGAATGTTTGGTAACTGCCTTTAAGTTGATCTGGCATAGGAATATGATTAATAGTTACACCATATTTTGTAGCAATAGCTTCTCCAACCTCAGCAAAACTAACCGCATTACCAGTACCAACATTAAATATTCCTGATACATCTACGTCGATCATTTTTTCATGCACTTCGCATATATCGTCAACGCATACAAAATCTCTCTTGTACTCAGTAGAATTTTCAAATAACATTATAGATTCATCAGTAATAGCGTCAAGCTTAAACTTTGTAACAGGAGATGCCTGATTTCCTTTATTACCTTCGAACTTACCATAGGCATTAAAATATCTAAAACCTTGAATGTTAATTGGCAATGAACCCATCGCTAAGGTTTCTGTGACAAACCTATCGACAAGGTATTTGCTCCATGCATAACCATTCATTGGATGACAATCATCTGTCTCTTTAAACGTTTCACTATTACCATATACAGATGCTGATGATGCATATTGAATGTCAATACTCAACTCAAGACATTTAACAATTAAATCAGTAGTAAATTCATAATTCATTGTCATAAGCTTTTCAGCATTGGTTTCTGTAGTACTACTAATAGCACCGCAGTGAATTACTAAATCTATACCCTTATGTAATAGAAGTTCAGGTGTATCTCCATACTCCCAACCCTCTACATCATGGCCCTTACTTTTAAAGTAAATCCAAAGATTCTTCCCGATAAATCCCTTGTGTCCTGTTATTAATATATTCATTGATTTCATCCATCGCTTCATTAAAATGATTTGGTTGTATAGCATATGTTCCTGAAGTGGCTACTGATAACCCCGACATTTTATTTGCTACAATCACGGCATCTTGAACTGGTAGATTATTATATATACCGAAAGCTAACGCAGCGGTAAAAGTATCTCCAGCACCTGTAACATCAAACACCTCTTGTGCGGTAGCCGCATAGTGTTCAATGGTATCTCCAACATATAGTACACCATCTGCACCAAGAGTGACAATGAAATGATGTATATCAAGTTCATTTCTTACTCGTTGTGCTTCTGACATTAACTGCTTAGGTGTTAATGTTTTACCTACATAGTCTTCGAATTCTTTAAGATTTGGCTTTAATATAAAAGCGCCTCTATATCTATCTAATGAAACCTTTGGATCGACTATAGTTCTCTTCGATTTTTTAATAATTTTTTGAGGATCTTTTACAGTTCCCTTATTATAATCGGATAGTACAACTATGTCATATTGATTTGGTACAAAGAATTTATCTTGTACATCGTTATTTTCTATTCTTTTTTCTGCATCAATTCTCGAAACATAGTGCGAACCTGAGAAGATGCGGAGTTTGTGTGGCATGCTTTCTATTGGTAATAGATTACCAGTCATTTCAATATCATCAAATATATACTGAAAATCTGGGCTATAATAAGCATCTAGCGTAACTTGATTGGTCATGCCACGTATATTCATATATACATTACCAGCACCACCTAGTGAAATCTTTTTACTATTTAATTCTACTATTGGTACAGGGGCTTCTGGTGATATACGTAATGTATTTCCATACCAGTACTCATCGATGATGAGATCGCCTATCACATGAATCATAGTATAAATACCAATCTATTGCATAACATTATGGAGTTATTTATGTCTTTAAAACTGTTAACTGCTTCAATACATAAAGAAGCAGAAGAAATGAAGTGGTCTAAATTATTAGTTTCCGGTAATATTACAAGTAAACAATATGGCCAATATCTTTATAATCAATTGCAAATTTATTCTGCATTAGAAAATCGAGCTTTTGAATTAGATTTTTTCACAAAGTATCCTCTTTTTGATGATATGAAACGCACACTTGCAATGAGCGGAGATTTAGCCTTTTACGAACATGATGTTGGTTTAGAACCTACTACACTAGAGTATATAGACTATATATCACACCAATCATTAGACGAAATTACTGCACATATGTACGTTAGGCACTTTGGTGATATGTACGGTGGCCAGATCATTAGAAAAAAACTACCAGAACCATATTGTGAAGCCTGGGTTGACCCCGTAACCGGCGTTGGAATATGGGAAGAATCTCCTGAAGTATGTCAAAGCACATATATGTTTGAAAATCGTCCGGAGCTTATAAAAGAATTTAGAACTCTATTAGATAAGTCTATGGGCGATGACGCTGTTTTATGCTTCGAATATGCTATGCGATTATTCTCTGATTTGGAGAAACGTTTTGGTCTTTGATAAATTAATTGCCGCCAGTAAAAGGATGCAGAGAATATTAGAAGCTAACTCTGTTAGCAACTCTCAACATCCTTTTGACTGGCCAGCAATCACTTATAAGAATCCTGCGGTATATCGTAGAGCCGACCTAGACATCATTGATGCGAGGCTCGATCGTAAGCTGTGGATGATGCATCTATGCATATATCCGAAAGTTAACGATCCGTCACCTATTTACGGCTTCGATATAATTGCTGGTCCTAACAAAGTTACTGGTGCCTTTCATGATTTCAGTCCAGTAGCATTTGATAACCCTATATTAACACAGTTCAAAGAGAATGTAAAACCTTTTATTCCATCAAAACGCAGAGAATTACCTGAGTGGGCAAGAAATATATTCAGCGATTCTATGGTATCAGCCGGTAATGTTAGAGACGGACAAGAATTAGACGACATTCTAGAATTAGCCATAAGTAATCTAGAATATTATCTGACTGCTATTGGTGAAGAAAGTGATAAAGATTATACATGTAAACACAATTGGTACTGTGAAAACCAAAAGAAAAATCCCCATACACCAAGGGTGATGGAGACTTTAGGCGTAGATCCTAAACGCGTGCGGGAATATATTGACGAATGTCTATTTCCTGAAATAGTTAATTGATTCTTCTAATGCATCAACACATTCTTCTATCATAGCATTTGTATGAAGTGGTGTTGGTGCAAATCTCAATCGCTCTTCTCCGACAGCAACTGTTGGATAGTTAATAGCTTGAACGTAAATGCCATGTTCATTTAGTAATCTATCTGATATAGCCTTTGCTAGTTCGGCATCACGTATCATAACAGGTACAATATGGGTACAAGCTTTTTCTAATACCTCTATTCCTCTTGCTATAAATTCTTGCTTCAATGATTTCGCATTGGCTTGATGTTGGACTCTGAGGCCAGGATGATCTTTAAGATATTTAATACTAGCCAATGCACCGGCACATATAACTGGTGAAATACTTGTAGTGAAAATAAAACCACTTGCTTCTAACCTTATAGCATCGATAATAGTTTTATTACCAGCAATATAACCACCGGTTACACCATAAGCTTTGCCTAAAGTACCATTGACAATATCAACTCGGTCTTCTAAACCAAGCTCATCAAGCTTGCCTGCCGCACTATCACCATATAAACCAACACCATGTACTTCATCGATATATGTTATAGCTTCATACTTTTCAGCTAAATCACATATAGCATCAATATCTGAAATATCTCCGTCCATACTATAGATTGATTCAAAGACAACACATGGAACAAATCCGGCTAGCGTGGCCTCTTCTAATTTAATATCAAGATCCATTAAATTATTATGCTCAAACTTAAAGATCTCGCGTCTACTGTGTCTCATACCTTGAATAAGACTTGCATGATTTTTGCTATCACTTACCCAACATATATTCTTATTGATGCGAGACATCGCTATCAGTGCCCATTCATTTGCCACAAACGCACTTGAGAATAGTAATGCTGATTCTTTTTTATGTAGCTTAGCTATCTCATGTTCTAGTGCTACATGGTAGTGTGAAGTACCAGATATATTTCTAGTGCCGCCTGAGCCCGCTCCTGTTTGGTCTAGAGCTGTATGCATAGCATCAATCACGACTTTGTGTTGACCCATACCTAAATAGTCATTACTACACCAATTAACTATTTCTTTAATGGCGTATTTGCCATACCAAATTGCTTTAGGGAACTTACCTCGTTCACGAATAATATCGTTGAACACTCGGTATTTTCCTTCTTCTTTAGCTTTGCTTATCGTGTTAGAGAATGGAGTAATATCAATCATCTATTTAAATACGCTAATACTGCAGTTTCTGCAGATCCGGCGTCTCCTGGATTTTCTGGAATATATGCATTATATTCTTTATGTAATATTTTTTGTAAACCCTTATTAAATGCACATCCACCTGTAACAATTAATTGTGGTCTGTTGTATTTGCTTATTGCGTATTCTATTAAATTACGGCACAGATTTTCAAATACAACTTGTGTTGAACCAGCAATTTCTTTTTTGCTATAAGATGGTTTCCAATTGCCTATGCCTTTATGCATATTAATTTTAAATAATGGCTCTATTGTCTGTTGAACCAAGAAATCCTTATATATGTTATGTATTACTAAATCTGTGGCATATCCCTTGCCGAACTTTTCTAATTTACTTTCATCGGCTGACGGTTCAAATCCGCATCTTTGAGTCATAGAAGAATAAAATAGACCTAGGCTATTAGGATATTTAATTGATTTTCTTTGTGTAAGCTTACCATTCTTAGTTGTCCATATAGACGTACAACTAAATTCACCGATTGCATCTATGACAACTATTACGCTAGGAGTTTTATCAGTCTTATAGTAATGAGCTGCGTGAGATTCATGATGCCACACGCTTCTATATTTACAGGTTATTCCTAGGCCCCGCAAATACTTGCGGATGTTATTACGCTTAAATGGTTTAGGCTGACCAACTAACCATTGGCGTATTGCCTTAGCCCAAGGTTTTTCGTACCATACAACTAAGTCTGGTTTGCCATACTTAAAAGCTTTATCTATTAAATTTTGGCTATGCCTGTTTTCAGTTGAATAGTATGTCTTAACACATGTGTTATCTTTAAAGATTGAAATTGTAGCATCATGACAACCTCCTACCATACCCCATATTATCATTTTTGGCTGTCGCCTTTAGCAACTCTATAGTTATCTTCAACTGAGTCTGGCGAGGACACTTCAATTATAGTACCTTCTTCAATGCAAAATAATTGATGTGGCACTAATGGCTCAATTCTAAGTGAATCTCCGGCCTTTAATCTTTGTTTTTTAACAGATGCATCAGCGGTGTTTATAGTTAAAACATCAAATAGACCTTCAAACACTAACCAAGTCTCATCCTTTATTGCATGAAAATGCATAGAGAATTTAGCACCCTTATTAAAGTTTAAAAGCTTACCACAATACTTATCGTTAGTAGCAAAAATAAGTTCATGGCCCCAGCCCTTTTCTACCATTCCTTCAAGCCGTGCCATTGCAAATCCTTTTAATAATATTAGTAGTAGAATAACCATTACGTAATTTTAGTGAGACAGTTAATTTTGCTATGTCTCTTCCTACAATCTGGTCAATTTGGTAATCACCGCCCTTAGTGAGTACGTCTGGTTTTAATCGTTTAATTAGTTCATACGGAGTGTCTTCATAGAATATGTATACGTGATCTACAAACCGCAATGATTGCAGCATATATCTTCTGTCTTCTTCATTATTAATTGGCCTTGAATTACCTTTAAGCCTTCGTATAGACTCATCAGAATTTATACCAACTATTAATCTATCACCTAGATTTCTTGATCTTTCTAGGTAATCTAAGTGGCCTCGATGCAAAATATCGAAGCACCCGTTTGTAAATACTGTTTTCATAATTGATTATACCACATTTTGCTATTGTTGTAAACGTATAAATAGATGTAACACTGAAGAATTGAGGATATAAAACATGGCTTCTCCTAATAGTAGAGACACATTGATCGAATACTGTAAGCGAAAGCTAGGTGATCCGGTTATCGAAATAAACGTAGATGAAGATCAACTGGAAGACAGAGTTGATGAGGCTATACAGCTTTATCAAGAATATCATTCAGATGCGACAGTTAAAACATATTTTAAGCACTTAGTTACTACTAGCGATGTGACTAATGAGTATATTCCTATTAGCTCTAATATTATATATATCGCTAGGCTTTTCCCTGTTGCCACATCATCAGCATCAAGAAACTTCTTTGACGTCAAATATCAATTAATGCTTAATGACATGTGGGATCTTAATTCGGTTGTTGGTGGAATTGCATATTACGAACAAACTCAACAATACCTATCGATGCTTGATATGAAGCTTAACGGAACTCCTCAAGTCACGTTTTCTCGGAGGCAAAATAGGTTGTATGTTCACGGCGACTTTCAGGATAAAGACATTAAAGCCGGAGATTATATTGTAGCTGAGGTTTATCAGACCATAGATCCTGACACACATACTTCAATATATAATGATATGTTTATAAAAGATTATACGACTGCGCTAATTAAACAACAATGGGGAGCAAACCTTATTAAGTTCGACGGTATGGTACTCCCGGGCGGAGTATCACTTAACGGTCGTCAAATATATGAAGATGCCACAAGTGATATTGAACAGCTTAAAGAGCGTTTAAGATTAGAGCAAGAACTTCCACCATCATTTTATGTAGGTTAAACCATGGCCAGAAATTTATATTTCTCTGACGCGGTCAAATCCGAGCAGAGACTATACGAAGATATTATTATTGAATCTCTGAAAATGTATGGGCAAGACCTATACTATTTGCCTCGAACTATTGTCAACGAGAATAAAATTTTTGGTGAAGACGTTCCTTCAAAATTCAATAATAGTTATAAAATAGAAATGTACATTGACAACAGTGATGGGTTCGAAGGTGAAGGCGATCTATTCAGTAAGTTTGGTGTCGAGATTAGAGACGAAGCTACATTTACTGTTGCAAAGAAACGATGGAACCACACTGTCGGACGTAATAATAATGAGATAACAGGTGAGCGGCCGCGTGAGGGTGATTTGATTTATCTTCCTATGACCAATTCAATGTTTGAAATCACACATGTTGAACATGAATCACCGTTTTATCAATTAGCAAATTTACCTACTTTTAAAATGAGATGTTCACTGTTTGAATATAGTGATGAAGATCTTGATACTGGTTTGAATACAATCGATGGTATTGAACAAGATCACGCATATGAATTCGATCTTACTCTATCAGGAGTCACCGGTACTTTTGAAGTTGGTGAGAGAGTACGACAGACAACTGCTGGTGGAGTTATATTATCAGGTGAGGTATCAAGTTGGGTATCAAGTACTAATGCGCTATCAATTATTCACTTCGGTGGAAGCGATGGTAAGTTCCATTTGCCGGTTACAAGTCTTACAGTAACTGGAGATGACACTAATGCTGTTGGAACCCTTGCATCCTTTGTCGAAGATAATAAGCTATCCGAAAATGAACAAAATACAACGTTCGATACTGTCGGAGCTGGATTCTTAGACTTCAGTGAAAGCAATCCGTTTGGAGATCCTAGCTAATGTTTGGTACATATTTTTATCATCAGCGTACGCGCAAAGCAGTTGCAACATTTGGAGCAATGTTTAACAATCTATACGTTCTAAGAAAAGATGCTGGCGGTGGAGTGATTAGTACTCAAAAGGTTCCATTATCATATGGGCCTAAAGCCAAATTTCTTGAGCGTATTAGAGAAAATGCCGATCTTGAAACTGACACTAAAGTAGCTATTAAGTTACCAAGAATGTCTTTTGAAATTACCAATGTATCCTATGATCCTTCAAGGCAATTGCCTAAAGTAAATAACTATGCAAAAGCTGTAACAGGATCAATTCTTTCTAGACAAAAATTTTATGCAGGCAGCCCATATATTATGAGCTTTCAACTTAGCATATATGCAAAAAATCAGGATGACGCACTACAACTAGTTGAGCAAATTATTCCGTATTTTAACCCACAATATACATTATCAGTTAAACCGTTTGACGACTTTTCTGATATTAAAGAAGACGTGCCAGTTGTTTTAACTGGCGTAGTCCTAAATGACGACTATGAAGGACCTATGGAAGGCCGAAGATCAATTATCTACACTTTAGATTTTGATATGCATGTAACATTCCATGGACCAACATCGACAAGTGGTATTATTACTAAGTCTATTACTAATATTTTCAATCGAAGCGCAGGCTTACTTGATAGCGATTTGCCACTTGAATCAATTACTGTAACTCCAACGCCTAGCGGTGTGAGTGCTGATAGTGACTTTGGATTCCTTGAAGTGATAAAAGAGATAGATAGTGCATAATGGATAAAAATCAAGCCGATGACGATTTCGAAATGGTTCGTCAAACATATCATGATCTACTATCAAAGGGTGGATCTTCATTAGAAGATATGATGGAGGTCGCGAAAGCGACAGAACATCCTAGAGCCTTTGAAGTATTATCTGGTATGATGAAAAATATGGCAGACATTAGTGGTAATCTTATGGATATGCATAAGAAGAAAAAAGAATTTCATACTAATGATAAAGCACCTGTAGCGATTGAGGGTGGAACTACTAACAATGTGTTTGTCGGATCAACTACTGAACTGCAACGTATGTTACAAGAAGTAAATGATGAGAAAATTATAGATGTATCTCCAACCAAAGAGTGACACGTATCTTGGCAATGTAAATGTTAAACGAGACGGAATCGTTCAACAATGGACTAACGAGCAAATAGCAGAATATGCTAAATGCATGAAGAATCCAGCTTATTTTACAACCACATATTGTAAGGTTATATCACTGGACGATGGTCTAGTGCCTTTTAACCTGTATCCTTATCAAGAACAAATGTTTAAGCAGTTTGACGAGAATAGATTTAATATCGTTCTTGCATGTAGACAATCTGGAAAGTCAATCAGTGCGGTTGCGTATCTACTTTGGTATGCATTATTCCATTCTGAAAAGGTTATTGCTGTTATGGCAAATAAGGGTGCGACCGCCCGTGAGATGTTAGGTCGTATTACTCTTATGCTAGAAAATCTACCTTTCTTCTTACAGCCTGGGTGTAAGGCTCTGAATAAAGGTTCAATCGAATTTTCAAATAATTCTCGGATAATTGCTGCAGCAACATCCGGTTCTTCAATTCGTGGTCTGTCAGTCTCGCTGCTATATCTTGACGAGTTTGCTTTTGTTGAAAATGATGCTCAGTTTTATACATCAACCTATCCTGTTGTTTCTTCTGGTAAAAGTACTAAAGTTATTATTACATCAACTGCTAATGGTATTGGTAATGTATTTCATAAGATATGGGAATCAGCGCTTCAAGGTGTAAGCGATTTTAAACCTATGAGGGTTGATTGGTGGGATGTTCCTGGTCGAGACAAGGCTTGGCAAGAAGAAACAATTGGTAATACATCTCAACTGCAATTTGACCAAGAATTTGGTAATACATTTTTTGGCACAGGTGATACACTTATTAACGGCGAAACATTACTTAAGCTTAGAGCTGAAAACTATAAACTGCACCGTGAAAGTGGAGATCTTTTAATATACGAAGAACCTATTAAAGGTAACGAATATATTATGTTATGTGACGTCAGCAAGGGAAGAGGTCAGGACTATTCTACGTTCAATGTGATCGACATTAGCTTGCGCCCATTTAAACAGGTGGCTGTGTATCGCAACAATACTATCTCTCCATTACTCTTCCCCGATATTATTTATAAATGGGCAGTTTCCTACAATCAGGCATATGTAGTTATTGAATCAAACGATCAAGGTACTGTTGTATGTAATGGATTGTACCAAGATCTAGAATATGAGAATATGCATGTGGAATCTGCTGTTA